AAGGGGAAGCAATGAAAAAAGAAGAACTGTTGGATATGACCCAGGAACAGCGGGACGCAATCACAGCCCGCGCAATTGAGGCTAGAAAAGTCCGCAACATGCGCCCGGAAGAAATCCGGATCGCAGAACGCGCCGCGGAGAAAATCGCAGCCGGCCAGCGCATCACAGTTGAGGAATTCGAATGTTTAACCGGCGTCATGTTCTCCCACAACATGACCGGGAAAATGTATAATATTCTCTCACTTTCGACAAACTGTTTTTGCAATCCGTGCTGCATCGCCAGGATGCTTGCCGGCGTCGGAATCTGTGCGGAATGTTTCGCGGCCGGCGTCGAGTCCCAGTACACAGCACTATTTGAGAATACCGCATTCAATGCAAAAGTTTTATCCGGATCTGTTCTACCGCTTGAAGTGCTGCCGCTCATCGACGCGGACGAGCTTAGGATTGAGAGCTTCGGAGATACGGCCAACTGGAAACAGGCAGCGAATTATCTGAATATCGCCCGCGTTAATCCGACTTTACCCGTAACCGCATGGACAAAGAACCCCGGGCACTACAAGGAAGCAATCCGGAGAGGATACACGAAGCCGGACAACTTCACACTCATCTATAGTAGCCTGGAACTAAACACGCCGGCAGACATCAAACCGGAATACGCACCGATCATAGACAAGCGATTCACAGTCTATACGCTTGAATGGTTAGATACTAACGGACTCGATCATAGATTTATCAATTGCGGCGGCAGAAGCTGCAAAAACTGTCAGAGATGTTATAAGAACGCGAAAACAACAAAGTTTGACGTGCGCGAGCTTCTCAAAAAAGACGCCGACAAGGCACGCAAGACCCGCGGCGGGCAGTGGGAAACATGGACAGACGACGAAGAAGCAGCCGCGCCGGAAGTAAAGCCGGAAGACGTGCAGAGAATCCTTGCAATGTTTGGCAAGTGATAGCAACCAGGAAGCCACGAAGCCCGGCGGGATCCGATAAGCCTGCCGGGATCCAATTAAAAGGAAAGGAAAAAAGCAATGCAGGATTTTAGAAGTTACTCGTACACAATCGAGATTGACAAGCTAGAAGAGACGGCAAGAGAAGTTATAAAAGCCGGTTACAGTGTAACCGTGATTATAAACGGCGAATATTACGAAGTGACCGACGACAGCCCAGCAGAAAAGGAGACCGGAAACAATGGATAAATTAACAGCCCTTGTCAGAATTGAGAAATTAATAGAACGCGAAAAGGAACACAGCCGGATCTATTGCGAGCTTAACCCGGCGGACGCCAGGAACCGCAGACAGCGCGAGCAGCTTGTAATTAGTGCTTACATTCAATGCATGTACGAGATTGCAGATTGACACACTGACAGAACCACGGAAGGAGAAAAAACAGCATGAAAGACTTCACAACGCCGGAATATATAACGCCGATCATCGAAGAGATTAAAACGGAATATATCCCCGATTACAGCCCCGCAGCATTGAGCGCGCTAGATTGTATAGTGATCCTCAATAAAAAACGCAGCCGAAACAGTTTAGCAATCAGAACACCGGATAAAGGCGGCTTCTACTACAGCAGCCCGGCGACCCGCAAAATATATAAAGCCCTTGCAGAATATGCAGCCGCAGCGGAAACGGAGCCCGGCGAGCTTGACAGATATACATGGAATGAGCATAAACGCATACAAGAAGCAATCCGAGCCGCATTGATTCAGGAATATCGGAACCCATGGAAACCCACGCGCACCCCTAGAGTTATCTATAGCCCGACAGAATGCGCAGCAGCCGCACAGGATACAAGGATTTTTATACATGATGCATTCTATAGCAAGCTGGACACATTACAAAACGAATAAACAACGCCCGCCCAGGATCCCACCGGACCCGCGGCGGGATATTTTTTGTTATTCGTTTATTTTTACCGCTTCGGATTAATCAGTACAAATGATATTATACTATTATCAATAATTAAGAACTAACTCACACAACGCCTAAAAAGCCACACAGAAAGGATTAAAAACCATATGACAAGCCAATTATTAGAATTGAGAATTGACGCGCTAGAAAAGCGAATAAAAGCCATTGAAGACGCCCTAAACATTCAATCAGATACAGAGACGCCGACGGGATCCACGGAAGACATAAACGCGGCGACGGACACAAACAAAACGGAAGCCCAGCGGCAGTATGACAAACAATCTGAAGAAAATAAAAAAATCGCGAAGTGCATTCCGGACGAAACTATAAAAAAATGCATTGAAGCCGCAAAAGGTCATTTTCCTTTTGTATACCTGCAGGACGTTTATAGAATATATGATAAATACTGTATATCTAAAAACAAAACGCCGATATATCAAAAATACTTTTTGATTGCAGCTAACCGCGCCGGTTACCCCACATATTTTTATTATGGCAGAACTTGTATTTGGATATCTGACAAGCCAAAAAAGAAGCCCGGAAAACGTAAAAAACCGGCGAAAAAATAAAAATCAGAATTAATATAATTTAATTGCCAAAAATATATATCAGTCAGGGAAAAATGACTTTTAAAAATGTTCCCTAAAGCATTTTTTGAATTAGCACTTAAATTTTTAGAGTGCTAATTCTTTTTTATTATTAATTTTCTTTTTAAGAACAAGGGAAAACCCACCGGCAAAAGGGAGCGCTTAGGGAAGTATAAATCCCCAAAAAAATCCTTTATTTAATAGTGTTAGGGAATAAAGGGAATATTTTTATATAAAATTATCGTGGAATATAAAAAAGTAAATAATATATATATTATGTGTTTTTTCGCTTTTTAAAAGAATACCGCGAAAAAAAATTCCCTTTTGTTTTTTTAGTCAACCAGGACAGGAAAAGCAGAAGTTTATCGCGGATCCGGAAACGATACGCAACCGGACGGAGATACAGCCGGAATTATTGCGCCTTGATTGACAGAGAAAGTATATATTGCGTAACGCTTTATATGCCTTTTAAAAGCCCCGCAGCACGCTAGCCCATACAAGAACACACGCGGCACCATTTAAAGCCGTACAAAGGCAAATAAACCCCTTGACAAGCCTATAAAAATCTATATTATGTAACACAACTCAAAGACAGGTTAATAGGTGCATAACATGGCAGGATACCGCAATAATAACTTGCAGAACGCCGGAGCGGACGCTTCACCGGAATTAATAAACAACGCGATACAGAACGCGCTAGATACATTCAAGGCACCAACACCGGATTTACATAAACCGGAAGAAGTACAGCAGGCTATAATTAACTATTTCGAGTCATGTAAAAGGAATCACGTTAGACCGGGAAATTTGGGCTTATACGCCGCGCTAGGTATGTCGAGACAGGATTATAACGACGTTATAAGAGGGAAAAACAAAAGCAAAGTAAGCCCCGCGGCAATCGACATGTTAAAAAAAGCTAACCGCGCAATAGGTGCATACCGTGAAAATTTAGCGTTAAATGGAAAGATAAACCCGGTTACATACATCTTTATGGGTAAGAACTACGACGGGTTAACAGATACACAGCAGATAGAAGTAACAGCAGCACCCACACCGGCGGCAACTATGACGCCGGAAGAAGTAGCTAAGCAAATAGAACAAGACATACCTATAGACGCCGAATACATAGAGAAATAATCAGACAATACTAGCAATAGTCAGACAATAGCGTATAGCACAAGGCATACAGAGCGCATTGCACTATTATATATTGCATAGGCATACAAAAGCCGCATACATCTATACAGAAAACAGCGGTTTTCTCCATAGATGGAATGATACCAGGAAAAAAGACCGGCGACGCCTGACAGGATCCACCGCGGCAGAAAAACCCGGACACCCCTTAAACGCGGACGGGCTCCGGCGGTAAGTTACCCTACCGAGTAACGACAAATGTCAGTTTTGTACCACAAAAGGCGATAACATGGGCAACAGATCTTACAAGGTACAAGTACATATAGACACTTCAAATGCCGGATGCATAGGTGCGAAGCATAACTATCTTACGATCATAGAACCTCACCGCATCATTGATGGAGAAAAGAAGATTACATGCAGGTGTGACTGCGGGAATGTAATACACGTTACTCCGTTTAGCTGGAAATCAGGCAGAACTAAGAGTTGCGGATGTAAGACGACGGAACTTTTATCGAAAGCATTTACACGACTTGAGCATACGGAAGAGCTTGACAGGCTTCGCAGAATATATAGAGGTATGCTTGACAGGTGCTATAATCAGAATGTCGAGAAGTATGATATATACGGCGGTCGTGGAATTACTGTATGTGATGAGTGGAGAAATGACCGCGAAGCATTTATCTGGTGGGCGTTATCTCATGGATATTCAAACGATTTGAGCATTGATCGGATTGATGTAAACGGCAATTACGAACCGTCGAACTGCAGGTGGGCTGACGCAACGACTCAGAGATTAAATCAGCGTCCCAGGACGAAGCCATACAAAAAGAGTGTGGTATTCACGATTGACGGAATTACCAAACCGGCTGCAGATTGGTGTGCCGAATACGGAATTTCAATGCAATCCGTGATGTACCGCATCAAGAAAAAAGGCATGACTCCGTTTGAAGCTCTTACGACAGGCAAGATGACTGACGGAAGACCGAAAAAGGTAGTATGAGAATCGGCAGACCAACATTGGATAAAAAGGATCAGACGCTCAAGCTCCGATTGAACGATGAGATGCGTGAATGGGTGGAGCAGCGAGCGAATGAAGACGGAATATCAATGTCGGAATATATACGCAATCTGATTGATGACGATATAACTCGCAATCTGTTTAAGATTTAGCTCAAAATAGAATCCGGTAACGATTTTTTCTCCAAAAACATAAAAAGGTTTGTTTGATGAATGCACTGTTAGTAGCAATTAGATACATAATCACAGTTTCAAATCTGATTATGATCGCGTGTCTGGGTTATTTTTCTAGCGGACTCAATTGGAATGTAGAGAAAGATAGATCATCTATTGTTGGCTTTACATGGATGGCGTTAACAATAGCCGGAAGCGTAATTTTGATTTGGATATAAATACGGGTAATAGCAATATTCACCATACCTAAACCTCTTATAGACTGGAAAAACCCTTATTGGCTGCATTGTCATAAGAAAAATAACCCTTATTGACCGCTGCATTGTCATATTATTCACTCCGATTAACCGATGTACACATATTCCATGTCTAAGGCTGACCGAAACGCACTCCCCAGATGTGTCCGGTCGTGGTGTAGAAGCCGAACAACAATATCTGCACCATTCCCAAATATGTGATGTGGCGAAATAGGTAGCCGCGCAAAGCTACTCAGAGCCTGACAGAGTAAACACTGCGGAATCAGGCTAGTGGTTCAACTCCCGCGATGTGAGTAGATATCGACTCATGTGTGGTGCAAATCCACACCATCACTTTCGAATAAACCACAATCTTCAGGCGATAAACGATGACTACGCTCGAACAAAATCTCCAAATAATCAAAAAACTACATACACTCGACTTGTCAGAGCTGAAGAATCTGCAGATGCTGTACGACATGGCGATCGCTATCAATGACGACGATATCGATAAAGCCAAGCACGAGATGCAGGTCGTGAAAAATCGCTGTGCCCTGATGGTACGGACAGACCCGTCATTTCAGGAGCTATACTGGCAGGCGATGCTGTTTCTGGCGCAAAACCGTGATCTTGACAGCTATCTGATATATCTGGAGCGATACAGGGAGCCTGAGAGTCGTTTTTACCTGCCGCGTAGAAAACAGTTGAGGAAATTGGGAATCATTGACGCATTGCAGCGTCTGATTGACGATGAGATAGACATACTCTCATTGTCTTTTCCCCCCGGTACCGGTAAAACGACTCTAGCTGAGATGTTCTTGTCTGGTTGGATTGGATGGGATCCTGATGCATGTAACCTGTTTTCGTCGCACTCCGGTCATGTTACAAGGATGGTGTATGACGTCATCTGCAATATCTTGGGAACAGATCTGAAACAGGGACAGGTAGCCGAATATGCGTGGCGTGAAATCTTCCCTACTGTCGAGATACAGGATATTAACGCCAAAGAAGAGACGATAAACCTTAATAAGTTTAAACCGTTCAAAAGCATCACCTTCAGGGCTATAGGCGCATCACAAACAGGTGTTACTCGTGCTGATGGGCTTTTGTACTGCGATGACTTGTGTTCGGGCATTGAAGAAGCACTGTCGAAGATCCGTCTTGACAAGCTCTGGCAGAAGTACAACACAGACCTGAAGACCAGAAAGAAGGGCGGCAGGCACGGCAGGCGTGTAAAAGAGCTGCATATAGCGACTCGATGGTCGGTATGGGATGTTATCGGCAGACTGCAGAAGCAGTACGGCAACAGTGACAGGTGCGAGTTTATAGCATATCCGGATATAGATCCTGAGACTGGACTTAGCAACTGGAACTACGAGTACGGTGTAGGCTTTGACGAGACGTACTTTGAGGATATACAGAATTCCCTGGACGACGTCACATATAAGTGCCTGTACAAAAACGAGCCGATTGAGCGTGAAGGACTGCTGTTTGAGCCGGATATGCTGCGGAGATTCAAGAAGCTGCCGCCAGACAAGACTCCGGATGCAGTGTGGGCATTTCTGGATCCGAAGGGTACCGGCAGCGACTACAACACTTTGGGCGTCTTCGTGCAGTACGGAGCGGATTACTACCTGACGGATACGGTTTACCGGAATATCGATCCTTACCTGTTGGATGATCTGAATGCTGACTGCCTTGTCAGGAATGATGTGCAGATATGCCAGATAGAGTCGAACAAGGAAGGTGTGCGTACCGGCGATGAGATCCAGAAGATTATCGATAAGCGTGGCGGCAGGTGTGTCATCGAGAAGAAATACTCGACGGCAAACAAGGAAACCAGAATCATCGTAAATAGCAAGTGGGTAATTCAGCATGTGCTGTTTATGGAGCCGCGTTCTGCAGACAATCCTGATGGCTATCTGACGAACAGCGAGTACGGGCAGTTTATGGCGGCATTGACGTCATACAGTCAGTTATCAAAGAACGCACATGACGATGCGCCTGATATGGTTACGATGTTGGCTATACATGAAGGTGCCGACGGAGAATCTCAGGTCGCAAGCATAATGAATATTGCAATGTAGGCAAATAAGATATCACGTAACAAGCGATGTAATGGAGATATTGATGGTCACTAAAGAACTGCTGTCACAATATACGAGCCTGTTGAAAGAGCGAGAAGAAATAGAAACCAGTATCGAACGTCTTGAGAAGAGAATCGCCAAGATGGAGAGTGAAGGTACGGTTATCGATTCCGTCAAGGG